CCGGTTACTATCTCTGAAAATTCTAACAGCCTAAAATTGTCTTTATCGAGTTTTGATCGAAATAGGTTTTTCATCCACTCTCGTGCTTCTCTCAACTTATCCGGAAGGAAAGGCTGAAGAGACCCGCGCACAAATTTCCCTAGTGAATGGGCCAAAAAATGACCCTCTCCAACTCTTCGTTGATCTAGAGTTGAAACAATAGCTGGACACCTGGTGCTATGGTATCCATCCTTTTCCATTAAAGGAGCTATTATGGATTTTTGTATCTGCGAATGTCCAACCTTCCCAGCAATAAATCCATCAGATACTTCCCCCACAACTGTGTTATAATCTTCGCCCTGGAAAGCTGTTGGTAACCCATCAATAGGTTCTATTTCGCAGGGAAGAGTCAACTGACAATCAGTGCCACCTACAGATTTAAGAAGCTGTTTGGTAAGCACATCATAGTCTTCCTGTGTTAACACTTGTACAGCAATTTGGGGTGTATACTCAAGTCCAAGGGCCCACGCTTGAAGGCCCACCAACTTAATGTTGGACTGCGGACTCAAATAAATGACTGGAGAACCACTCTTTCCAACTGTCGTAGTTCCACCTAAAATCACGGCTGATGATATATCTGAAGTAACTCCAGCATCTGACTTCATTAAGATCTTCTGAGCTTTCCGTTGAAATTGATGATACTCAAGAGTGGGATTACCCATAAATCGACTAGCTATCAAAAAATCTCCATCATAGGAGTATCTCTCGTGTTCCTGCCTAGTTATGAGCCTTTTTCGAACACTAGGATACACTGGAAAATTTGGGGAAAATATACAGGTTAGATCTGAATTCTGCAACTTTACAAAGTTTTTCTTTGGAACAAAGAATTGCTGAACTTCTTCAGAAGATGGATTCTGGATTGATACCAAAAATTCATCGCCCTCCAAAAATTCAACCGAGTGCGCATTAACAAAACAAAATTGTCCAGACATTAAAGCCTGGGACAAGACTGTATTCCCGTCAAGAGACGAAATCGTAATCTGACGGGTGTGCACTTGTAGAATCTTCTGACTCTGAAAAGCTGCTTCCTTCAAAGTTCCCTGCGATGCTGTGGGCTGACCGCGATATCGAACTAATGATGGTAAGCCCTTATGCATAAACTTTGAAGTATCTTCACCTCTTTCACGTTTTCCCAGAAACAAACTGGACAAAGATTTTATAGCCCAGATTCCAGCAACAACAATAGAAATCATTGCTGCCCATTTAATAATTTCAGGGTAACGCTTCATAATCAAAGAGATGGGAGAGACAAAGTACTCCAGGCAATGCAATGATGTTCTCTTTAAGAAACTTTTACAAGATTCCTTAATGGATTCAAATGTATATAGGCCGGTAATCGTATTTCTCCACTTAGCATCTTCAACCATGGTTTGTTGTTGTTCCACAGTTAAATCAGCGAATTCCAAACAGAAGAGCCTAAATGTATCACACACAGAGAGCATTGCTGCTGCATCTATTGGTATCATAAATTTCTCTCCCCCATTTGAAACCTCCAAAAATTCCGCAGAAAAAGGCTCAGTTACAAATGAACTGACATCTAAATGCCAATCCCCTTTATAATACTCCAAGTTCTGCAGGAAGAATAATGGAAACACTGACTTCCTTCTACGCTTTTCTCCAAATAATTCCATATCCGGGTAATGTGCCAAAGATCCATAAACAAAAGATCTTAGAGAAGAACGAAAAGTTGCAAGATGTTTTTCCTTATCCTTGTCTGGTATGTCCAATCCTGACAGAAGAGCCATGTAATAAGTTTCCATATCATCGACATCCTTCATCCGATCAAACACCTTAAACATGGATGGTTTTCTAGGTAATCCCCATCCTTCCCAAATAGTATAATGAGGTACTACCCTTATCAATGTACTTATTTTTCCTTTTAGTTCAATCTCCTCGACCCTCAGTCGATTTCTCATAGGCACTGGTTCAGCATTTTGCAATCTCCGAGAGCGTGATCTTAATCTCTCAATTCTATCATACTCCTCATCTAGTGTCAGAGCAGTTGGTACTTGCTCAGTGATAATGTCATTCACAATCTGTTCAAAATCTATCTCATCAAGTTCGGGCATAACATCACCAGATGACTCAGCAATCTTCGCCCCAACAGGATCAGAAGCTCCATAAGGATGATGTACATCACCCATCAGATGTGATATAAGTTGGTATGGTTGGTATTTATCCTTTGTAAAAGGAATTTCTACTCCGGATGGTATATCGCAATTCTGCGTTAACAGAGCCTCCACCTCAGCAATCGCATACTCCGCATGAGCATACTTCCTCTTAACAGAAAATGTCTGCTCATGACCACGGAACGCGCAATATCTTGCGGCAAAGTTATGCACTAACTGCTCATAAGACCATCCCACACACGGCAATAAAATAGGCTCTGGTGGTCGATTATCTTCTGAAAAATAATAAGTAGGATCAATATTCTTACTACCAGGCGTCATAATCTTGATATTAACATTTCTCAACTCTTCAGCGTACTTCTTAAGTTCATCAAACTCAGATGTTGATTGAGTTACCATATCAGCATTAGAGGCCCCACTCCATTCCCTCGGAACCGGACGCATCAGATTAAAAGTCAAATGAGGAAAGCGCGGTAAATCCTCCTCCCGATACTTCTTTTTGTACAAAGACATAGAGAACTGACCAGTGGAGGAATCCCTCACAGCAGGATCAATGACTACTTCAATCAACATGTGCCTGCGCCGGTGAACAGCTTCCATACACAACACATCCTTACCAATTGGATAGGCCGTATTAGTGGATGAGAGCATAACATCGGAAGTCAGCTGGGTCCCCTTATCCGAAAGGTTTGCCATGGGCAGAACTACTGGAGTGTTAGTAATCAGCCCTATTAAAGTTGTTAAATGCTTGGGCTCCTGCATACGAAAACAATCATCCATGATAAAAATCTTCTGACCAGCATATCCATCAAAGAATTCCAAATTAGGATTATAAGAATAAACCGAATCCCCAATCTCATCAGGATATAACGCCTTTTGAATATCACGCACAAAGGTCTTCATAAGAAAAGACTTACCCACTCCAGGTTCCCCCACAAACTGGGCATGAAACATAGTCGGTACAAAGTTGGAAACTGCCTCTAAACGTGTTATAAAATCATAAACCAATTGAGAATTTCTACGAACAGATTCAATGTCTCGCACAAATCTAGACAAATTTTTGTCTCGTCGTGCTTGAGAAGACAACTCCAAATACATGGGAAACACTGTTGTTGCTTTCTTCCGCATATTAACGTTCATTCGAATAGAGTCATATCCAGCCTCCGTGGCAAAATAATTTGCCATCAAAGTCAGGACACTCACTCGTTTTGCAAACGCTTGATTCGAAGAATCCAC